AGGAATACCAAAACTGGCCACCAGAATGGCGTTTGATTCTTTGTCGATGACTTTACGGATGTATTCTCTTGAATCTGCTTCTGTTTTTCCGTGTATGAGATATATTTTGCGATCCGTTCCCGCTGCTTCCAAGAGAGCTGCGAGTGGTTTGCCGTGGTCTTCGACGTAATTAAAGAGGACAAGGGTATTCCCTTTGGTGTGGAGGGCAAGTTCTTTGATGAATTCGTTTCGCTTTTCATTCGTTACGATCCATTTCAATTCATCAATATATTTCTGTTTTTTGATGAATTGCTTCTCCTCATCATTATATTTAAGAATTATGCAATCTATGCCGAGTTTTGCAAGCAATCCCTTGTTCATCAATCCTTTGGTTTGAATGAACTGAATAGCAGGACCAAGAATACCTTCGATGCTAAGTCTGTGTGCTTGAGCCTGATCAAGTGTTCCCGTGGTTCCAATGCGAAACCAAGCCTTTGAAAGTTTTTGACCGATGAAGTTGATTGATTCTGCTTTGGCTTGATGACACTCATCGAAGAATACAGCATCGAATTGATCGAACCAAGACTTAGGTAGTTTGTATATAGATTGCCAAGTCGAAACTACAATCTGCTTATTGAGTTCCTTTTCTGCCCCAGCCATAATTTTTTGAATATATTTCTTGCAGGACCAAGATTTATCGTTCTTTGAGTAATCAAAGAAGTCTGATTCCATTTGATTCACCAGACCAACCGTGGGAACCAATATGAGTATTTTCCGATCTGATTTTAATACGGATTGAAGAAACCGGACCAAGACGTATATGATCAAACTTTTGCCCGAACCAGTAGGCGAAATCAACACGCATCTGTGTTGATTCAAAGCATGCAGTATGGCCTGCTGTTGATGAGAATGCATTTTCACTGCTTGTTTCTTTACTGAAACCTGCAATGAATCGTAGAACTGTAAAAGTTTGTCCTCCGTGATGCATAGAGGATTCTTTGTCTCTTTTATATTTAGTTGATACTGCCGTTCTTTACAAAACTTTTCTAGATAAGTTTTTAAACCGCGTGGAAGTGTGGATGAAAGAATATCATAAAGACGAATTTTACCATCCCATATTCTTTTTTTGTATAAAGGCATATACTGAGCACCTGGGACCATAAATGAAAAATAATCCCGCAACTCTTGTTTTATGCCTTTGTCGGTCTTTACATAATACCGAACTTCATCAATAGAATCAACTTCAATATCCACATAATATTTAGACTATGCCATTCATCATTTTGTTCCACTCAATAGCAGATTTTATCGCAAAGTTTCTATTGTTGAGTGCTTTCAAAAATTCTTCAACCATTTTAATTTTAATCTCTGTAACAGAAATTTTAGACTTAAGTTCAATTAGTTTTGGATCAGCATCCATGAACTTGTCTACATCTGTCTTCAAAATATCAAGTTCAAAAGGATCCTCTTTCCAATCTGCAAGTTCTTCTTCTGAAGCCTTACCAGTATAAATTTTCCATTTACGCAAGCGCAAAATGGCAAAGTCGTGCTGGTACTTCGTCAAAAGTAATTTAAGATCCGTAAGTTGATTAAGATACTTGGAGTGTATTTGAGGTATCTTAAGAGACTCTATACCTAGTTCTGTAGAGTCTATTTGAGAGTCTTTAGTTATAGAGTTCTTTAGTTCTTCTAGATTCATCTTTAGTATTCTTCTTTAAAGTTCTTTTTAAGAGAACTATAGAGTATCTTTAGATAAAGTCAAATAAATATATTTGACATTTCTTTAGTATGTCTTATATTATTGTGAGTACTTATGATCCCAAAAATTATTCATCAAATTTGGTTAGGCGACCAATCAAAACGACCAACAAAGTTTATACAAACTTGGATTGACAAAAACCCATCTTGGGAACATAAGTTATGGACTGATGATAACTTACCCGAGATGAGATGCAAGAAACAATTTGAACTATGTCCATCATTGGCAGGAAAAGCTGATATTTTGAGGTATCAAGTTTTATACGACCATGGTGGATTTTTTATTGATGCAGATGCAGAATGCGTAAATCCTTTGGATGATTTTTTTCTTGATAATGATTCTTTCTGCTGCTGGGAAAACGAAGAATGTCGAAAAGGATTGATGTCAAACGGTTATCTTGCTTGCATAAAAAATTGTAAATTGATGAAACTTATTATGGATAGAATATCTTCATATGAAAATATGAATTATCATCCATTGGAAACTTGGTCCATTACAGGACCACTTGTTCTTACAAATACGGTTTATCTGAACACTTATCCTATTACAGTCTATCCTAGTTGGTATTTTATACCAAGACATTATTCTGGTATTGAGTACACAGGATCTGACAAGATTTACGCAAAACAATATTGGGGAACCACACCAAACAGTGGTTTTGATTATTAATGGAAACGGTATCAATAATTTTAAATTCTTATCGACGCACAAGATGGTTTCCAGAACAACTGGAAGCAATCAAAAAACAAACACACCCAATCCAAGAAATATTTGTTTGGCAAAACAAATCTGATGCCGAACCCATAGCAGAACACTTAAAAAATGAAGTCATTTTTATTGATTGCAATCAAAATTTAGGTGTATGGGCTAGATTTAGTTTGGCTTTAAATTGCAGGTCTGACTACATTTGCATATTCGATGATGATACCATACCAGGATCTAAATGGATACAAAATTGCATTGATACATACAAGACAAATCCAGGATTGTTGGGAACTGTTGGTGTTATTTTTGGAGACAAATATTATAGTTGGCAAAAGGTTGAGCGTCTTGGTTGGTGTAAACCAAACGAGAAAACTGAAAAGGTTGACATCGTTGGTCATTGTTGGTTTTTTCATAGAGATGTTCTTCCAATTTTTTGGAGAGAAATGCCACCAAAAGGATATATTCCAATTGTAGGTGAAGACATTCACTTTGCAAAAATGATTCAAAAATATACTGATGGTGGTGTTTATGTTCCACCGCATCCAAAAAATGACATTGAAATGTGGGGGAGCATCAAGGGAGAAAATTACGGACACAGTAATGAAGCAATTTCCATGAATCTTTACAATGTAAATGGAACACAAATGTCTGCTGGACAGATGATGGGAATGGAGTTATGTCGTGCAGTAGATGAAGGCTTCAAGCTCATCAAAGAACCATGATTTCAATTTTTTACGGGACTCGTCCTGAATATATTAAATTGTACAAACTGTACCAAAGCATCAAAAATATGCATTGGTCTGTAGAGTTGGTTCAAATACAACAACACACGGATTTGATTCAAGGTTGCTATTACGACAGAATTTTTTGTCTTAATAAAAAAACATCAAATAGATTGAATGATGTTTTGGTAAATTGTTTGAGTGATGGTGTTGTGACCGAAAAAACAAAGTATGTCGTTGTCCAAGGAGATACAGCTACAACATTTGGAATTACATTAAATGCTTTTAACAATAGAATTCCTGTAATTCACATAGAAGCTGGTCTTAGGACATACGACAAAGAAAATCCTTTTCCGGAAGAAAGTTACCGTAAAGCCATATCCGGAATGGCAGATGTACATTTTTGTGTCAGTGAATTGAACGCACAGTCATTAAAAAATGAAGGTGTTTGCAATTCAATTTTTGTTGTCGGTAATACAGTATTGGATAATTTAGACAATAAAAATGTACATTATGGAAATATCGTACCTATAACTTTACACAGAAGAGAAAACAAAGACAAAATAGAATCATTTTTATCTACAATAGATGTTCTTGCAAAGTCGTTGCATAACTTAAAATTTATTTACATAACTCATCCATCTGTTTCTTTGAGTAAAAAGTATGATCATGTCACTTTGATTCCACCACAAAAATACGAAGACATGGTTAATCTTTTGAAAGAAGCGAGATATGTTATAACTGATAGCGGTGGAATTCAAGAGGAAGCTTCTTTTTTCAAGAAAAAAACTATTGTTTGCAGAAAAACAACCGAAAGAACTGAAGGACTTGGAGTGTTTTCTTTTAAATATGAAAACTTAGATAATCTATCTAAACTAATTTGTCAATTCAGTTCTGACTTTAAAGTAGATGCTGATTGTCCTTATGGTGATGGTTTTGCAATAAAAAAAATACTTACACACATGAAAGATCTATATGGTGAAAAACTTTACTGAAGATTTTTATAAATTCAAAACAAAAATTCTCAACAAAGAAAACTTTGCATATACAAGATATGCTGATGGTGAGGTAAAGTTAATGAATGGTATCGGTGTGGGATTTAACACACAAGCATATCAAGCAGATAAATGGTCTTGTGATAATAAGATGTATAGATTGGGAAGAGATTTGTTACTCACATTAAACCACGAAGAATCAAATTATTATTATGCAATTTCTAGTCCAAACCAATCTTTGTTTGATTTTGAATTTTTAATGTCTCATATCAAACAGCCATCGGAAAATATTACCTTTTCTGATCTTTGGATAAATGGTAATTATGTTAAATTCAAAAATTTTATGTTTGAATTGAAAGAACCAATAGTGTTGATAGCGTCCCATGATGGAGAACACCGACTTAAAGATCCTTTATTGGTTCAAAAATACTATGCCATTTCAGACGATTGTGTAAATCATTACGAAGTTAACCATGAAAAACTAAAACAAGACATGAAACAAATGGCTACACAGTACTACAACAGTTTATTTTTTATAAGTGCTGGTCCTCTTTCGGAAATTTTAATTCATGAGTTATACACAAACAATCCAAACAATAGATACATAGATGTAGGAAGTGCAATTGATGAGATTGTACATGGTAAAAAAACAAGACCATATATGATCGAAAACAGCATTTATAGTAAGGAAATTGTGTCGTGGACAATATAACACTTTTTACATATACACATTCTAATTGTAAAGATCTCTGGCCAGTTTATTTTGATTTGTTGGACAAACATGCACAGACATTCAAAAGTCTAGTAGCGTCAGACATCACAGTGAATGAATATGAAAAACATAAATTTGTTCGTTATGATGACAAAAATTATTGCCAAGAGATCGCAGATATTGTTGAAAAACATGTTGACACAGAATATCTGATTTACATGCAGGAAGATTTTTTTCTTTATGATGATGTAAATTTAAATGAACTTGAATATGTAAAAAGTTTTTTGGATGATACTATTGTTTCCTGTGCTCGTCTGATAAAATGTGGTCATGTAACCGATTTGGCCATGAAGGACAAAATATACTGGGTTCAGATACCAGACATGAAACATGATTCAGTCACAACGGTATCTTTTCAGCCTACTTTGTGGAAAACAAAGGAATATGTAAATTTATATCGCAACACCTCGTATACCAAATTTCAAGAGGGAGTTGAATTTACAAAAACCATGAATAGGTTGAATTACTATGCAACTTATTATTACAACAATGAACCTAAAAGAGGAATGATGCACTGGGACTCTTCTATTTTTCCCTATATTGCTACTGCAATAGTAAAGGGAAAGTGGAATATTGGTGAATACGAGAAAGAACTAAAACCAATTTTAAATGAATGGAACATCGATGTTAATGTACGAGGTATTTGTTAAATGATACCAAAAATTATACATCTTGTGTGGTTTGGAGGAGTTAGACCAAAATTTTTTGATTATTGTGTAGAAACTATAAAAAATGTTAATAATGACTATGAAATAAAAGAATGGAATGACAACAATATAGATTTTCCTCTAATAAATAAAAAATTGTTTGATGAAACTGAAAATTATGGTTCTAAATCTGATATTTTTAGAATAGAAGTTTTAAACCGTTATGGTGGAATCTATATGGATTATGATTTTATCCAACTTAAAAAATATGATGATTTGTTGAATTATAATTTTTTTGCTAGTGGTGGAAATTATCCAGAAGTATGGAATGGGCTAATAGGATCCATACCAAATCATCCCATTTGTATTGATTACATAGAAGGCTTAAAAAATAGTAGCCCAGTTTTAAATTCTTTCAATCCAATTCAAAGTACAATGGAAAAAACTGGACCATATTATTTTACAAAAATTTTTAATAAACACTCCCATTTAGATAAAGTTGTTTATTTGGACAAACGTTTGTTTTATATGTTTGATCCAGACCACAGACATGGAATATCAGAATTAAATGAACAAACAATTAATTTTATAAAATCTTTTGCTGTTCCAGAAAGCATCAATGTTCATTTTCACGCTTGTTCTTGGCAAAAGACATTAATATGAATTATATTCAAGGTGAAAAATTTATATCATTAGCAAATAATAAATCCATTTATTATTTTGACACTAATGAAGTTGATTGTTTTTTTGAAAATTATACAGGCTCAAGCAAGTTTATACTAATTTCTCATAATGGAGACGGTGCTGTTGCTTCAGAAAAAATTCGTTATGATGGGGCCTCTTTAAACAAAGCCCCAAAAACTTTAGTTAAATGGTTTGCTCAAAATGTTCATGTAAATGATGCAAGAATTGAATCTTTGCCAATTGGTCTTGAAAATTCAAAATGGTTTCCAGAAATTAAAAAAATAGAAAAAATAAAATCAACAATACATACACAAAAACAAAATTTAAATCTTGTTTACGCAAATTTTAATATTGAAACAAACGTAGAACAAAGAAGTCAAGCATACAAAGTCTGCCAGACTTTATCTTACGCAACATCTATTTTTGGAAAAAATGGATTTGGGTTTGATGAATATTTGTATAACATATACAATCATGATTTTGTAGTGTGTCCACCTGGAAACGGAGAAGATACGCACAGGTTATGGGAAACTTTATATGTTGGATCAATTCCAATTGTTAAAAAATCAATAAACACATTATTCTATTCAGATTTACCTATTTGTTATGTAGACAACTGGGAACAACTTGCCGATTATAATTTTTTAATAGAACAAAAAAATATATTAAAATCAAAAACCAATTTAGAGATGCTTGATTTTGATTATTGGAAAAATAAGATAGTGCAGACAGCAGCAGCATTATGAAATACTGTTTAACCACATTTTGTAATAAAAATTTTTTATCAAGAACAGAGCAAACTATTGCTGAATTGAGAACTAAAGGCCAATACAGTGATAAAATCATATTAATGGTTGGCGACGATTTAAAACATTACACTTTAAATGATTCAAATGTTATTGTAAAATATTTTCCTACAATAGATCGTTCATCAGTTTTACAACGATTAAATGGTATTTCTACATCAGACGGAAGAGATTTCAATAAACCATTTCAATGGCATAAAATATACACTTTTCATCCATTTTTTAAAGAATGGGATTCTTGTATGTTAATTGATGGGGGTATGCGAATATACAATCCTATTTGGCCAATGATACATTTAGATTGTTCTAAACGGTTTTTAGCTCATTGTGATGGTTATCCCACTTATGAGTGGAAGTTATCATGTCAATTTGAATCCAATCGTTTTGCAGACTTATATAACGATTTAAGCACAAACTACAATTTAGATATTGATTATTTTCAGACAGGAATGTATTATTTTGATACTTCAATATTTGAAGATAACATGATTGAACGTTTATTAGATTTAGGAAATACGTATATAAATACAAGAACAAACGAACAAGCGATAATGAATTTAATCATCAATTGTGAAAAAAAATTGTGGTCACAAATTCAATTAAAAGATGACAACATTCATTATTATGATTGTATGGAAAGAAATGGATTACACTGCAGTAATTACATAATGCTAAAAATGCCTCAAACAACATAAAAAAATTAATATGCAAAAAGAATTACTTATAAATTTAGTCGAAACCGCCATAAATAAAAAAACTTCTAATCTAGATGAACGTGTTTTTTCTATTGAAGGATTTTCTGGAAAAAAATTTAAATATTTTTTAAACAATCTTTTGTGTGAAGCAAATGGATTGTCTTATCTAGAAATAGGTGTATGGAAGGGATCTACAACAATAGCTGGATTGTATAATAATACTGAAAAATTAAAATATTATCTTATAGATAATTTTTCTGAATTTGGTGGCCCCAAACACGAATTTGAAAATAATTTTAAAACATTCTTACATAAAGAATCAAACATTATTGATAAAGATTGTTTTAAAATTGATACAAAAAATTATAACATAAAAGATATAGACATTTATTTTTATGATGGTCCACACGAAGAAAATCAACATTATGATGCTTTAACTTATTACTACGACTCAATGAATAGCAATTTTGTTTATATTGTAGATGACTGGAATTGGGAAAAAGTAAGACTTGGAACTTACAGGGCTATTGAAGATTTAAAGTTAAAAACTAATAAATTAATTGAATATAATACCACTTTTCAAGATTCGGAAACTTGGTGGAATGGCTGTTCTATTTTTGTTTTTGAAAAATAAACAATATGGTATTAACACTTAAACAAATTCCAATTTACGTAGTTCATTACAAAAAAGCAACTCATAGGAAAGAATATCTTACTAATTGGTCTAATAAAAATAATCTACAATTACACTGGGTAGAAGATCCTCAAAGAGAAGATCTCATTGAAGAATTAATAAACACGTATTATAGTGAAAATTTAATTCAACCTGAGTGGTCAAAGTATCCTACTTTAAATAGAAGACTTTCTTTGGGAGAAATTGCTTGTGGGATTTCTCATTTAAAAGTTTATCAAGATTGTTTAGAAAAAAATTACGATCATATAATAATTTTAGAAGATGATTGTCAATTTCCAAATAATTTTATTGAATTGTTTGACACACTATTCAAAAATTGTCCAGACGATTATGATATAATTTCTTTGGGAAGTTGTCTTAATTTACGTCACGAACATGCTAATGATAAACAACAATTTTTAAAAAAAATACCACCTGTAGGAAGATGTGGTTACTCTCAAGTTCTTTCTAAATCGGCATGCAAAAAAATAATTGAACGATCAATTCCATTTAATTATCCAATTGATTGGCAAGTCTATGTACTCTCATCCGATCACAAGACAGATCCTTTAAATATGTATTGGATAGAGCCTCCTCTAACTATTGATGGCGGTACAACTTCCTCAACAATGTGAAAGTAATATATGACAAAATATAATATTGATAATTTAATTGACGAAACTTTGCATGGATCTATAGATTCTAGCCAACATCTGATAACTTTATACGCTCTTTGTTTGAGTTTAAGAGCTAAAAATATTTTAGAATTGGGTGTTCGGGAAGGACATTCCACTAGAGCATTAGTCGCAGCAGCAAAACATTTAAATACTAAAGTTGATTGTGTTGACATTAAAAAACAAAATCATAGTTTATTGGTGGATTATGAAAATGAATTTAATTTTATAGAATCAGATGCTCTATTATTTTTAAAAAATTGTAATACGATATATGATTTTGTTTTTGTGGATGACTGGCATGAAGAACAGCATGTTTATCAAGAATTGTCACATTTAAAAAATTTAGTTAATATTAATGGTTTAATTGTATTGCACGATTTGATGCATTCCTATAGCCACCCTCATTATAACAAAACTGTTTATCCGGCTGGACATGAATTTGGTGGAATGGGTCCATATGGAGCAGTTACTAAATTTGTAGAAGAAAATAAAAATTATGAATATGTTACTATTCCAGTAAATCATGGATTAACTATTTTAAGAAAAATATCATGAAACATTTAATTTTAGGGTCTTCAGGACAGATAGGATCCCATCTTGTTCCGTATCTTCAAGAAAAAAATATTGAATCTATTGAATTTGATCTAATAAGAACAAAATATGAAGATTTAAGAATAAACAATAACACTTTATTAGAAAAATATATTGATGAATGTGATTTTGTATATTTTTTGGCATTTGATGTTGGTGGTTCAAGATACTTGCAAACCTATCAAAACACATATACATTTATAGAAAATAATGTTAAATTGATGGACCAAACATTTGGTTTATTACATAAATATAACAAACCTTTTATTTTTACATCGTCTCAAATGTCTAATATGGATTATTCTCCTTATGGAACACTAAAAAGATTGGGAGAATATTATACTAATACTTTAAATGGATTGATTGTAAAATTTTGGAATGTTTATGGTATTGAGCATGATGAAAATAAATCACATGTCATAACAGATTTTATTAAAAAGGCTCTTACTTACAAAAAAATAAACATGCTAACTGATGGGTCTGAAGAAAGGCAATTTTTATATGCTGATGATTGTTCAGAATGTCTATTGACTTTATCTCAAAAAATGAAAGACTTGGACAAATCAAAAGAATATCACATAACAAATTTTAAATGGTCAAAAATTATTGATGTTGCAAAATTTATACAAAAAAATATAGAATGTGAAATTATACCAGCAAACAGAAAAGATGCAGTACAACTTAATAAAAAAAATGAACCCAATGAACACATATTAAATTATTGGAAACCAAAAACAATTTTGGAAGAAGGTATAAATAAAATGTGCTCATATTACAAAACATTGCACAAGGATTAAAATGAAAAAAGCTCTTGTTCTAGGTGCAGGTGGTTTTATTGGTGGTCATCTGGTTACTCGTCTAAAGAATGAAGGTTATTGGGTTCGTGGTGTTGATATAAAAGAACACGAATATAAAAAAACAGATGCCGATGAATTTTTTCTACTAGATCTTAGAGTTCAAGAAAATGTAGTAAAAGCATTAGCACTTTCAGACAATTCTGAATTTGATGAGATCTATCAATTAGCAGCAGATATGGGTGGTGCGGGTTATATTTTTACTGGAGACCACGATGCGGATGTTATGCACAATTCGGCATTAATTAATCTGCATGTTGCACATGAGGCAATAAAATATACTAAATTGCCTAAAGTTTTTTATTCATCTTCGGCTTGCATGTATCCAGAATACAATCAATTAGATCCAAATAATCCAAAGTGTTCTGAGGATTCTGCATACCCAGCAGCACCAGACAGTGAATATGGATGGGAAAAATTGTTTAGTGAAAGAGTATATTTGGCGTATAATAGAAATTATGATTTGCCTGTAAGAATTGGAAGATTTCATAATATCTTTGGTCCTTATGGATCTTGGAACAATGGAAAAGAAAAAGCCCCAGCTGCAGTATGCCGAAAAGTGGCATTTGCAAAAGATGAAATTGAAATATGGGGAGATGGTAAGCAAACAAGATCATTTTTGTATATTGATGAATGTGTTGAGTGTGTAAGAAGATTTATGAACTCGGATTTTATTGGACCAATGAATATTGGTTCCGAGCAGATGCTTTCAATTAATGAATTGGCACAATTGGTTATAAAAATTGCAGACAAACAATTAAAAATTAAAAATATAGAGGGACCACAGGGAGTGCGTGGAAGAAATTCTGATAATACACTCATGAAAAATAATTTAAATTGGGAGCCATCACAACCACTTTCAATTGGATTGAAAAAAACATATGATTGGATTTTGAGATTTAAAATATGAAATATGATTTTATTGAAATAGGCACATCAGACTTTGAAACCGAAATACAAGAGTGCGCAGAGCATTCTGTTGGTCTTTCAATAGAACCAATATTAAAATATTTAAACAATCTTCCAAATAAAAAAAATGTCACTAAAGTTAATTGTGCAATATCAAATTATGATGGAAAAATAAAAGTATTTTATTTGTCAGAAGAAAATATAAAAAAATATAATTATCCTGATTTTTTAAGAGGTTGTAATTCCGTTGGAACAATACACCCAACCCTTAAAGGATTTGCTTTTAATATTATTGTACCAGATGATTTGATATCTTGTGATGAAGTTGATGTAAAAACATTAAACACACTTTTTAAAGAATATGATGTTGAATCAATAAAACATTTAAAAATAGATACTGAAGGACATGATTGTACAATATTAGAATGTTATTACAATATTTGCGTTGAAAACAATAAATTGTTTGCAGATAAAATTACGTTCGAAAATAATGAATTGACCAATCAACAACAGTTGACAAACATACTTGAAAAATTTAAAAGTTTTGGTTATTCTTTTGTCCCCGGATATAATTCTATTTTACAGAGAGTTGATTGACTATTTTTATTTTTGTGCTATTGTTTTAAAGTGAAAAAGACCAAAAAGAAAAAAGCCAAACCATCTGATGCTGATTATGTGGACAATCAGCAGCTCTACGATGCCTTGGTGGAATACAAAAAGAAGTGCAAGGACGCAGACAACTCTGGAAGAAAAAAACCAAAGTTACCAGATTACATTGGTGAGTGTGTGCTAAAGATAGCAAGTCGATTATCATATAGACCAAACTTTGCAAACTATCCATACAGAGACGAAATGGTATCAGATGCAGTATTAAACTGCGTAACATACATAGACAACTTTGATCCAAAACTTTCAACCAGCCCGTTTGGTTATTTGACCCAAATATGCTGGTTTTCTTTTGTTCGTATCATAAACAAGGAAAAGAAGGAAAAGTATGTACAATACAAGTTTGCAGAACAACAGAACAACAAAGACTTTCAAAACTGGTTCAATGAAACCTATGCAGGGATGGACATCGGCAGACGAGACTTCTTTGGTCTGACTGATTCTGACATGGAACGCTTTGACGAGATGTGTCAGCCCAAGAAGACAAAGAGAAAAAAGCGAAAGCCAAAGCCAGATCCATTTGATCTATGAAAGCAGTAATTCTTAACGACACTCACTTTGGGTTCAAGAATGATTCGTGCATAGTTCTTGATTACTTTCTTGAGTTCTTCACGGAACAGTTGTTTCCATACATGAAGGAACACAACATCAAGACTATCTTCCATCTAGGAGATCTTTTTGACAGGAGAAAATATGTCAATTTTAAGACGCTTCACAGAGTTCAAAAAGAGTTTTTTGACCCACTACTTGAGATGGGCATCAAAGTCCACATCATCTGCGGAAACCACGACACCTATTATCGTAACACCAATTCCATCAACTCTCTGCAGGAACTCGCTGGACATTATTCGAATTGGTCAGTGTATTCAGAGCCGACCAATATACATCTTTCCTGCGGTTGTGTCGCATTACTCCCGTGGATAAATCCGGAGAACGAAGATCAAGCAGCAAAGTTTCTTGCAGACAACACATGTTCTGTATTGCTAGGACATCTTGAACTTTTTGGCTTTCAGAGCATCCGTGGAGTATTCATAGAGCAAGGTTATGATCCCAAGCATTTCGATAAGTTTGAGTACGTTCTTACTGGGCATTATCACATTAAGTCTAGCCGTGATAATATTCATTATCTCGGAACGCAATACCAAATGGGCTTTTCTGACGTTTGGGAAGAAAAGGGCTTCCATGTCTTCGACTTTCAGGATCGTACTCTTGCATTTGTCAAGAATACCAAAAAGTTATTCCATACGATTGATTATGACGAAGATAACAAAGAAAAGCTAGATCATTCTCAGTTCAAGGATTGTTATGTCAAGATCTTCGTGAAGAACAAAACAAAGCCAGTACTATTTGAAAAATATCTAGACAAGTTCTATGAGGCAGGTGTTGCAGAATTGGTGGTTGCAGAAGAAGTTTCTGCCAACCCAGAACTTGTTGCTGTGGACATTCACAAAGACACGCTGCAACTTTTGCATGAAGAAGTAGAAACAATCAACGAGAAGTCAATTCAAAAACCTTTGCTTGCCGAGATCATAAATGCAGCTTACAATAATGCATTGTCCAAGGAAGAAGAATGATTGAATTTGTATCAGTAAAGTTTAAAAACTTTGGATCATTCGGAAACAATTACTCCGAGATCAAACTAAACAACAACAAGACAACCTTGGTCACCGGGACAAACGGGAACGGAAAATCCTTTGCTCTTCTGGATTCCTTGTGCTTCGGATTGTTCGGAAAGACATTCCGTCCAATCAACATTCCTCAGTTGGTGAATTCAGTCAACAATCGCCATTGCATGGTTGAGATTGAATTCAAGCGGTCAGGATCAACATACATCGTCAAGAGAGGTCTTAGCCCAAAGATATTTGAGATTTACAAAGACGGTGAGATGCTTGATCAGCATGCCAAGTCAAAGGATTACCAAGAACATTTTGAGGAACAGATTCTTGGCTTCGACTACGCAGCATTCAAGCAAGTCGTAATTCTAGGCAAGTCAAACTTCATTCCTTTCATGCAGTTGACACCCAACGAAAGACGAAAGATCATCGAAGGTCTTTTGGATCTTGACATTTTGGCTGACATGAATGTCTATGTTCGTGGAGAACTCTCCAAACTCAAGACCGAGATATCTGAAGAAGAGAGTTTTGTAAAGATTGCCCATGAAAAGGTAAAGTCTTTAAATGAGCTAAAAACTCAGATTGATAACACCAAAAATTTGGAGTTAGCCGAATACGAAGATAAAATTGTAGAACTTAAAGAATCCGTAAAGTCAGAGGAAACTTTTATTCGAAATAAAGTAA